GAAGAAGTTAGTTTCATAGATGCAAAATATACTTTTGACACTAATGCTTTTACTGTAGGTAGAAATAGTTCTAACATTGCGGGATCAGCAGCAGACTTAGTAGTTAATACTGAAGGTGCTGGTTTCACATTAGTATACTCAGGAGACGCGACTACAGGTTGGACATATAAGGAGAAATAAACCATGGCTAATTACGAAGCTACTAGGTATGATTTCGATGGTGCTAATCTTATTGATGTTCAAGGAGTTAATACAGGAATAATTATTCCTTGGTCTGACACTACAGCTCCATCTGGATTTCTAGAATGCGATGGCACAGCTGTAAGTAGAACAACTTATTCAGCTCTATTTGCAGTTGTTGGAACTACATACGGTGCAGGTGATGGGTCTACTACATTTAACCTTCCAGATTTACAAGATAATGTTGTAGTAAGTAAGTCCCCAGGAAAAGCTCTTGCTTCAACTGGTGGAGCAAATACAGTAACTCAAGGTGGAAACTGTTCAGGTAATTTAGCAAATCATACTTTAGTAGAATCACAAATGCCTACTCATGACCACCAACAAGCATTAGGCCCTCAAGCTGCTAATATTCAAAACAACATGGGTATGGGGCAATCTGCTACAAGAAACCCAACTACAACTTTTAACCAACCTACTACAGGTGGTGGTGGAGCCCATAACCACAATATAGTAGGACTAGGATTTACTGGAGCGGCTAACTCTGTACTTCAACCATATATGGCATTAATGTATGTCATAAAGACGTAGGAAAATATTATGGCAAATTATGAAGCAACTAGATATGATTTTGACGCAGCAAATCTAACAGGTATTCAAGGTGTAAATACAGGTTTAATCGTACCTTGGTCAGATGCTTCTTTACCATCTGGATTTCTAGAATGCGATGGAGCTGCAGTTTCAAGAACAACTTATGCGGATCTATTTGCAGTTGTTGGAACTACATATGGAGTTGGTGATGGGTCATCTACTTTTAATCTTCCTGATTTAGCAGATAAGACAGTTTTAGGGAGATCCCCAGGAAAAGCTCTTGCTTCAACTGGTGGAGCAAATACAGTTGCAGGTCCAGGAACTGTTACTGGAAATATTGCGAATCACACTTTATCTGTTCCAGAACTTCCAGCTCATACGCACCCTAGTCCAGGAAATGCTGCAGTTACTTTTGGAAGAAACGGTCTTGGCGGTAACGTATCTTCAGTTATTACTGGATCACCAGGTAACCCACTTTCATCTCAAAGCACAGGTGGTGGTGGAGGTCATACTCATAATTCATCTTTAGCTTTTGCCGCAGGTGCAGATTCTGTGTTACAACCTTATTTAACAATAAAATATATTATTAAGACTTAGGAGAAAAATGGCAAATTACGAAGCAACAAAATATGATTTTTCAGGAGCAAACCTTACAGGCATTCAAGGGGTTAATACTGGTATTATTGTACCTTGGAGTGATTCTAGTATTCCTAGCGGATTTTTAGAATGTAATGGAGCCGCTGTATCAAGGACAACTTATTCAGATTTATTTGCTGTTATAGGCACAGATTATGGAGTTGGTGATGGGTCTACTACTTTTAATTTACCTGATTTAACAGATAGATGTTGCGTATCTAATTCACCAGGAAAAAGTTTAACTTCTTCAGGAGGAGCAAATACAGTAACAAAAACTGGAAATGTAACTGGTGGTACTTATCAACACGCTATAACTGTGCCAGAATTACCAAGTCACACTCACTCTTATAACACAGGGGGTGGTGCAGGTGCAGGAGGAGGTCAATTTGATAGATCGGAAACTACTTCACCTGGTGCAGGTAGCAGTAATCAGCATTCCCACAATGCATCAATAAGTTTTACAGGAAATGCAACTTCGGTATTGCAACCTTACCTAACTTTGGTATATATTATAAAAACATAAGGAGATTTAAAATGTCAAAACACGGACTATGGACAGTAATACCAGTAGATAAAAAAATCATTAAGAAAACAGAAGATTTTTCACCTACAAATCCTGGTGTAGTAACAATAGAAGATGATAGTTTTTGGTCATCATACAGTAATATTAACGCTATTCAATTTACTGATGATGATGTTGATAACGACCAGGTAGAACATCTTGATGGAACTCCGCATTCATCTTATGATGCAAATGTTTTAGGAGATTTTAGAACTACATTTATAAATAGATTTGATACACAACATCTTGCTGATTTACAATTAGCATGGGATAACAACAATAATTATGATGTAGAGGATGCAGATGCAGAAGGCGGTTTTAGACAAGAAACCGAAGCAGAAAAAATTACTAGATTAGGCGCAAGACCTACAAGTTATACTTCAGCATAATTACACAAGCAATAACCAGGAAGTAACTATAAACTTATCTTTATTTAAAGGTGGGTTTCCCCTATGGATATAAGGAAATGTTGCAGGCCATATTGCTATTCTACCTGTTTTAGGTTCTACTCTTCTCTTATGATGTAAAAATTCAGTCTCTCCACCTTTAACTTCATTTAAATAAATAGTAAAAGCAAGTATTCTATTAGAAGTTGGATCATTATGTTTTCTTTCACAATGCCAAACATGATAACCTTCACCTGGTGAAGTCTGCTGTATTTTTATATCTGTGTAAGCTAATTCATGAAACGGTCTGTGGTACTCTAAAATATTGGTTTCTTTAACATAGTGGTTTAAGGCTTGTTGAAAATTTATAGTTAAAAAATTTAATTCAGTTTTAGTAAAATTTTCTACATTGCCTTTATGAATAGTTGCTGCTTTATCTTTAACTAACATAGAAGACACGTTATGATACTCCTGTCTTTTAAAAATTTTATTAAATTTTTTTTGATTATTAAATAGTTTTAAAACTTCATCACATAGAGTTTTATCTAAATAGCCATCATATATACCTATAAAATCTTTTATGTCTTCTGTTCTTTTTGTAATTTTTTTCTTCATATTTAAAAATAATTAAAGTTTAATATATATCTTATGTCTGTATTTTTTGGTACTACTGTTCTATGTGGAATATTGCTATCAAAAAGCAAGAGTTGATTTTCTTTTGACTGTATAATGACTTCTTTATCTTCCATTTTTAATTGAGTCCCACCATCAGAATTTGTAAAATTAAGTATGCCTGTATTACACGCAAATGGATAATCTGTATGGTAGTTGCCTGTATCTTCAATGAACAATTCGTTTATAAACATATTAATTCTTGCTTCAATTATAGATTTAGCTTTTAATTTTAAAAGAATTGGATACATATAATTGTAGTGTAATTCTGAATCGTGAATAAAAAAATCACAAAAAATACTGTTTGTAAAATATCCTTTATCTGTAGGAGTATTTGGACCAGTAGAACCTTGCATCTTTCTCCAAGGAAAGTTTAAATGTGTAATAGTTTCTTTTAATCTTTCATATAAAATTTTATCTAAAAAATTTTCTATAACTTTATATTTCATTTAATTTACAATCTCCTTTATGATCTTTATATGGACCGTTTTGATCCACATAATGAAAAAACACTTGAGGGTTTTCAATCCCTTTAAAAGGTTTTCTTCCGTGTAGAACCTCACAACCTAAATACATTATAGCATCACCTATTTTCATATCTAACCATCTATTATTAAAATGAATAGGCCAGTTCGTACCACAATTATTTATACAAGCACTTACACTTATTTCACAAGAAGGTCTATCTGTGTGGTCTTTTAAAGTAGATCCATGTATATAATATCGCCAATAAGCATATGTTTCATAAAGTTTTAATTTAGATATTTTTTCAACCAAAGGTTTTTTATAAATTAATAAAGAGTCCATTAAAGGATCTTTATAGTAAGAAGGTGTAAGAGGAGATTGTGGATCAGGTATTACACCTTTACTAACTACGTTTTTACAATAAGGTTGTAATATTTTTAATTCATTTTTAGAAAAAAAATTAGGTATATAAATGTATTTTTTATTTCTTATGCTATCCATGCTACAATACTATATCTAGTTCCTTTTTTTATAGGGTTTATTTTGTGCGGATAAATAAAATTACTTGGAAAAAAAATTACTCCGCCTTTTTTTAACTCACATCTTAGTATTTCTTTTGTATGAGAGGCATCATAAAAACTTAATTCTCCTCCTTCGTATTCATCATTTAAATTAATAATACAACTTAATTCTCTACGGGCATTAATAAATGAATCAACGTGTACTTCATATTTACCACCTACATTGTATTTTAAAAGATCACATTGCGTTAATTGATCTAATAATAACTTAGGGTATTTAGCTACATACATAGGAAGCATTTTAAAGATTTCATTTTTTATTAACTGTAAAAAAACATTGTCCGACATATTATTTGGATTTTTATAATCTATTAAAAATCTGCCTTTAACATCTCTTATTTTTAAATTAGGTTTGTCTGTTGTACCAACACCAAGAGGTTTTAATTCAATATAATTAATGTAGTTAACAATTCTATCAGCTAAGTCTAAATTAAATAAACCATTTATTTCTATTATAGCGTCTCTAATATCCATAATTTAAACAACACTTCCTTCAAGTTTATTTATTTCTTTATTTTTTTCCCAATTATTTATTTCTGAAATATTAAAAATAACATTGTATCTAGCTGGTTCATCTTCTGTAATTTCATTAACATAATGTTTTAAAAGAGGAGGGAAAAAATAATAATCTCCTGGTTCTGGATGTATTTCTAAGTCTAATTCAGGAACAATTAAAGGTGCTCCTTTTGTAAGATATAGAATACCGTGATGTTCAGCGTGCTCATGTAGTTTAACTGAGTGCCCTTTTTTTAATTCATTACCCCAAGCATTAGTTATTTGTCTTCTTTCATAAAAAAATCTTAGCCAAGAATTAGTTACTTGATGTTTATTTATAAACCAGTTTAAAAACTTTATAAATAAAGGGTGTTCATTAAATAGATTCCAATCTGTTTTGCCTCCCAAAACATTAGTAGCACAATATTCACTATCTAATAAATTATTTCTAATAATAGTTATAAAATTATGTAGATCCTCTATATAGGGGTAATTACCAAAACTTATTTGAACAGGTCTTAAATAACTTACCATTAAAGAGGAAGAGTTTGGAGATAATTTATTTGTTGAATTTACTTTTATCATTTTATTATAGCGTCATATTCAAAAACAATATTTAAATTAAAACGTAAAACATTATTTGTAGGACCCACTCCTTTGTGTTCAACAGAACTAGGAAATAATTTTGCCTCACCTTCTATATCTTTGTAAAAAGAATCTGCTACTTGTACGCCTCCATCAGTATCATGAATACTATACAAAATAGAATAAGAATTAGGGTTTTCAGAATCAGTGTGAAAATTACCTGTGGAGGATTTGTTGTAGTAATTCCAGTTAAATCTAATAGGTATAGGATTTATAAATTTCTTACTAGTCTCAATCACATGATAAAAAATAACTTGAGCCCAAGTATTAAGCTTTACATTTTCATCAAAATGTTCTCTACGATGATAACTTCTCATATTCCATCCAAAATCTTTATCTACCTTGTTTAATAACATAGACACATAGATATCTCTGGGGCCTTTATCAAAAGCTAGCCTCCACCTACAAGAGTTGCAGAGTTCTTCTAGTATTAATTTATTAACTGCTTTCGGCAATATATCTTTATATACTTCAGCACTCATTGTAGTGCTTATAGCACAACTCTGTAAATTAAGTCAATTTTACATTTTAATACGTCCATTGATATAGCTGGTTTTTTAATATAAAATGCGGACATGGCTTTGACAAAAATACCTTTTAAACCTGGTTTTAACAAACAAATCACAGATACTCAAGCTGAAAACGTTTGGGTAGATGGGGATAATGTACGTTTTAGATATGGTCAACCTGAAAAAATCGGTGGTTGGATTGAGCCTAGTTCTAAAACTTTAATAGGAGTTGCAAGAGCTCAACATACTTGGGCTGATTTAGATGGCCGTAAGTATGCGGCACTTGGTACTAACAGATGTTTATATGTTTATTATTCAGGAGATT